GGAAGTGCGTTAAGTTTTGATGGGACAAACGTAAGCCTTGGCGCTTCGGTTACTTCTGCAACGTGGGGGCAGTTTGTTGGGATCAAGGCAAACTATCCCGGCATCGTTTTTGACTCTATTGTAGGCTGCGGTAAAAAGTGGTCTATCGGCGCCGATGCAGCAACACTGTTGTTTCGTAATGAAACGGATGCCGCGAGTGGAATGGCGCTCACCTCGACGGGGTTGGGCATCGGGACGAGTTCACCGTCGCAAAAACTTCATGTAGTTGGCGGTAACGCAAGAATTGATCGCCAGACTAACGCCAGCGTTTTGTTTATAGGCGGTGCGCCATCTGCAAACTATGAAGGCGATATTCAATTTGTTACGTCAAATTCGGTAACAAATTGGCGGGTGGCTTCTAATCGCGTGATTTCTGGTGGATTCACCATTACGCCATCAACTGCTGCTGGCGGAGAAACATTTACCACGCCAGCCTTTGTGATTGATTCGTCTTCTAACGTCGGAATCGGGACGAGTTCTCCTGCTGTAAAACTTGAAGCATATCGAAGCAGCAGTGGCGAAGTAGCGCGATTCACTGCGTCTGCTGATGGTTTTCGTAGCCTAAAGTTTGTTTCTAGCGACAACACTGGAAGTGGTGCTGTTTGGACTAGAGACATTGATTCTGCTTATGCACAGCACCGATGGGCGAAGTCCGGCACTCCGTTGATGGTGCTGGATGAAAATGGAAACCTCGGCATCGGGACTAGTTCGCCGGGGTACAAGGTAACCGCGCTTGTTGCTTCTGGAACTGATGTTTTCTTTGCAGATGCTAACAATCAGTCGTATGGCGGCTACCGCATTCGCGCTGGTGGAAGTGGGCAGCAGTGGGCTTTTCGTGGCGGTAACGACACGATGGCGCTTACTGACGTTACAGCAGGAATTGATCGTTTTATCGTAAACACATCTGGCAATTTGTTTGTCGGAGGAACAACCGGCAGCGCAAGGCTCAATCTTCAAACCGCTACTAGCAGTTCTGCCGATAGTGAATATATTAGACTTCACAATGCGGGCGAAAACGTCGGTTATATTTCGTGGACAAACGGAAACGGAAATTTAGCAAGAATCACCGGCACGAAAGAAGGCGGCGGTGCGGCAGCAAACGAAGGTATTTTGACCTTTGGAACTTCAGTTGATGGAGCAACACCAACCGAACGCGCCCGCATCACGAGCGGGGGCTATGCAAAGTTCAGTAACAGCGGGTCGTACTATAGCAGCACAGGCTCTTATCACGAGTTGCGATCAAACGCAGCGGCAGAATACATTGCTCAAATTATTACTTCGCAGTCAACAGGGGCAAACTGCTACGGAATCAGAATTCTGTACGAAAACGCCGCGCCAAACGGAACAACAAACCCATTCTGGCAATGCCAAGATTCTACGAACGTCAGGGGGCTTTTGCGCTCAAACGGCGGCCTAGAGAATTACAGCGCCAACAACGTCAACATTGCATCGGACGAACGACTAAAGAAAGACATTGCTCCGCTTTCAAGCGTCTGGGGCAAAGTCAAAGATATTGAAGTCGTCAACTACCGATACAAGGACTGCAACGAAGGCGATCCTTTGTTGTATGGCGTGATTGCACAACAAGTGCAGCCGATTGTGCCGGACTTGGTTGTTGTGACCCGCGAGGCGACGGAGACAGAGCCGGAGTATTACGGCATCCGTGAGCAGCCAATGTACTGGCTTGCCATCAAAGCCCTGCAAGAAGCCATGACCCGCATCGAACAACTTGAGGCGAAAGTCGCCGCATTGGAGAGCAAGTAATGTCCGAAGCCAAGTTAGAAATGACGCTTGAGGAAGCCGTCGCCATCGTGAATCTGCTGGGTAGTCTCCCGACGAGTCAAGGCGGGTTCCCGCTGTGGCAGAAACTGAAGGCGCAAGTAGAGGCGCAGTTGCCGCCGCCAGAGGAAGCGAAGCAGTGAACACCGGCTGGCTGATCGTGTTTGCGCTGCTTCAGATCAGCGACATCTACACCACGCACATGGTACTCAAGCAGGGCGGGCGGGAGTTAAACCCCGTCCTTGCCAAACTGTTTGAAAAGGCCGACCCGCTTGTGGTGATGGTAACGCTCAAGGTCGCTGCGGTGTGGGCGCTGTGGTATGTGAACGTGTACTGGATCACTGCACTAGCCTGTGCGGTGTATCTGTACGTTGTCGCTAACAACTGGCATGAGATTAGGAAATGACTACCGTACAGGAATTGGAAGTGACCGTAACCTCGCACATTGACGTTTGCACAGTACGTTACGAGGCTATCCACGCCCGGCTGAAGCGTCTTGAGCAAACGATGATCCGGGTCGGCGGTGCCATTATTATTATTCTGCTGGGCGCATTAGGCAGCATGGGTATGCTGTTGCTGGAGGCGTTGCAGAAGTGATTCCTGCTGCGCTTGCCGCCATCGTTAAACCGCTTCTTGCCAACGGACTTGGCCTTGTGGCTAACGCAGTACTGGCAAAGGGCAAGAAGGTCGTTGAGGACAAACTGGGCGTGGAACTGAAGCCCGATATGTCGTCTGAGGACTTGGCGCGGGTGCAGATTGCGGCGATGGAGCATGAGGAGGAACTCATGCGGCTGCGGATTGAGGAAGACAAGTTAGACCTTGCCGAGTTGGAGTTGCGCTTTAAGGATGTTGATTCCGCCCGCGACCGCGAAACGGCGATTGCCACGAGCAAGGACGCCCCGCTACTCAACAAGATCGTTACCCCGATTCTTGCGCTGGGCCTTCTTACCATGACCTTTACGCTGTTTGGTGTTGTCATGTTTGACAACACCCCGGTCGAGGCATCCCGCAAGGACATTCTGATTTACGTCCTTGGGGTGCTGTCAGCCGTCAGCACTCAAGTGGTGTCGTACTATTTTGGGTCATCGCAAGGCTCCAAGGACAAGGGCGAGCAGTTGAAGGAGGCGATGAAGTGAGTAACGTCGCCGAACAAGCCTCCTTCCTCATAGACGTTGCCCGTTTAATTTTCCGTGCTACGGAGCTGGGGTTTCAAGTTACCTCAGGGGAACTTTACCGAACCCCTGAGCAACAAGAGATTTACGTCAAAACGGGGCGCAGCCGGACGATGAACTCGCTTCATCTCCAGCGTCGTGCCGTAGATTTGAACTTCTTTAAAGACGGCAAATTGACGTATGATAAGAGTGTTCTTGCCCCACTGGGGGCGTACTGGGAGTCGCTCCATCCCTTGAACTCATGGGGTGGAAACGGCGTTAAGCTGGTCGATACTCCCCACTTCAGTAGAGGGGTGGGAAAACCCGAGTGGCGTCGGGTTACTTGATAGGAGAGTTAAATGCCAGCATCAATGACATTTACCAGCTTGCAGTCCGACATCCGCAATTACCTAGAGCGTGGCGGGGCGACGGACCCTATTGTCTACGAGCAGATCCCCCGGTTAATTACCCTGGCCGAGCGCCGAATTGCCCGTGAACTCAAGATTCAGGGGTTTCAAACGGTGGTCAATACCACCATGCAATCTGGGGTAGCTGTTTACGCAAAGCCGGATCGGTGGCGTGACACCATCAGCATTAACTATGGTACCGGGACGAACAACAACGTCCACACCCCCGTATTCCCGCGATCTTACGAATACGTCCGTAGTTACTGGCCCAATGAGACAACGACTGGCCAGCCTAAGTTTTACGCTGACTACGACTATAAGCACTGGATATTTGTGCCGACGCCGGCTGCGAACTATCCAATGGAGATTTTGTACTACGAACTGCCGCCGCTGTTGGATGACACAAATCAGACCAACTGGCTCACGGAGTTTGCACCAAACTTGCTGTTGTATGGGTCGCTGGTAGAAGCGACTCCGTTTGTAAAAGACGACGACCGGGTGCAGCTGTGGCAGTCCTACTATGACCGGTCGCTGGCTGCGCTGAATGGCGAAGATCTCCAGAAGATTGTTGACCGGTCTACGAATCGCCGGGAGGCATAAGAAGTGACCACCACCTACACCAATACGTTCGGGGGCACGAACATCTACCCAAGCGATGTTTCGTACCGTTATGTATCGCTGACGATTGATCAGGTTTTGGATTGGCCTCTTGAGGCTGCTCCGAGTACCGACGTCGTTGCGAAGATCATGGACGTTAATGCGACGACCACGAGCCTTGTCATCACAATGCCGGATGCGACTGAAGCCGGCACTGGCGAGACGGTTCTGTTTAATAACGTCGGCGCTAACACGTTCACGGTTAAGACCTCTACTGGCGTAGTGATCTGTGCTCCGCAGTCTGGAACGACGTTTCAAATTTATCTGACAGACAACAGCACTGCTTCAGGTACGTGGCGTTCGTTCCAATATGGTGCATCGGCTTCTTCTACCAACGCGGCTGCGCTGGCTGGCTTAGGTGTTAAAGCAATTGCTACGACCCTAAACCAGTCGATGCCGGTGACAAGCTTTAGTACTAACTACACGACGGGCACGAGCGACCGAGCAAAGGTTCTGGTTTGGACAGGCGGGGCTGGAACGCTGTCGTTTGATGGCGCCCCTACCTTGGGTAGCGACTGGTTTGTTAACGTCCGAAACAGTGGTACTGGTGATCTAACGCTAGACCCCAGCAGCTCAGAGCTGATCAACGGCGCAAGCACACTTGTGCTGTCGCCTGGTGATAGCGCCATCGTTGTTACTAACGGTGTGCAGTTCTGGACGATTGGCTTTGGTCAATCTGCTGTCTACGCTTTTAGCCTGCTTCAAATTGACGTTTCGGGCAGCGGTGATTACACCCTTTCAGTTTCCGAGCTCAACAAAACTGCCTACGTATTTACTGGAACTTTAACCGGAAATCGCGACGTTATTGTTCCGACCACGGTTCAACAGTACTGGGTCAGCAATCAGACATCTGGTTCTTACACGCTTGGCATTAGAACAGCCGGACAGGCAAGCCCTGGTGTTACTGTTTCAACCGCAGCCAGAGCGATCTTGTACTGCGACGGAACTGATGTGGTTGATGCCGACACGGCAACGATTGGCATCCCGGTTGCGGTTTCTCAGGGCGGCACCGGTGCTACAACTGCGAGCGGTGCGCGAACGAATTTGGGAGCAACGACAGTTGGTAACGCAGTGTTTACCGCAGTGAGTCAGTCCGCTGCCCAGATCGCGCTGGGGTTGGACCCCATTGAGGGCGGTACGTACTAATGCCGCTTCAGCCGGTCATTGTTCGCTCTGAACCCGGTATCAAGAGAGACGGTACCAAGTTTGAGGGCAACTATTACGTAGACGGACAGTGGGTCCGTTTTCAACGTGGACTGCCAAGAAAGATAGGCGGGTATCGTTCGCTGCAAGACAGCCTAGAGGGCATTGCCCGTGGAATGCATATCCACAATCACAATGCCTATACGTATGTTCACATCGGAACGGCAAATGGTATTTTCCGATTTCGCCTAGACCAGAATGGTCTTTCGAGCATCATCACTAATCGAACAGATTCCAGCTTCATTTCTAATGAAGCAAACATGTGGCAGTTCGATGTTGCGTACAACACCACCAATAACCAGAACGAGATTCTGGCTCACGTTGCTCCAAACGTAGAGGACATCTCTTCGGACGCTGCTGGTCAGTTGTATGTTGGGTACGACAACGGGACCTCGCAGTTAACCCCTGTACCCTCACTGACTATTTCAGGCGGCATCGTTGCCTTGGCTCCGTATGTATTCGCTTACGGATCGGATGGGTTTATCCAGTGGAGCCGAGCCGGGTATACCGATGACTGGACTGGCGGCGATGCAGGCGCTGCTCGCATTACGAGCCAGAAAATTGTAAAAGGTCTTCCGCTTCGATCCGGCGCCGGTAACGCACCTTCGGGTTTGTTCTGGTCATTGGACTCGGTAATTCGCGCTACGTATGTAGGCGGTCAGGCGGTATTTCAGTTTGACACTATTACTTCGCAGTCGAGCATCCTTTCTTCGCAAAGCGTGATCGAGTACGACGGTATCTACTACTGGTGCGGTGTTGACCGGTTCTTGATGTTCAACGGTGTTGTACGAGAAGTACCAAACGCTTTGAACTTGAACTGGTTCTTTGACAACTTGAACTACTCTCAGCGCCAGAAAGTATTCGTGTTTAAAGTTCCGCGATGGGGCGAGATCTGGTGGTGTTATCCGCGTGGGAATGCCACTGAATGTACCCATGCAGTTATCTACAACGTGCGCGAACAAACGTGGTACGACACTGTGCTCCCAAATAGCGGGCGCTCTGCTGGCATGTATGCGCAGGTATTCAGCTCACCGTTGGTGGTGGGCGTTGTCGATGTTGACCCTCAAGTTCCTCTTTATCGCGAAACTGAGGTTAAAGATCTTCGCGTTACGGAAGACAACCAGCCGCGCATCATTAACGACCCGAAGGGTTACGTTGTGTGGCAGCATGAATATGGCACAGATGAAATTTACGGAACTCAGATTCGCCCGGTTCAGTCGTTCTTCGAGACGGCAGACATATCTTTAATTGCTTCTGAGCAGCCTCAGAACATGGCGATTCGCGTAGAGTACATTGAGCCTGACTTTGTTATGTCTGGAGACATGACCGTAGAAGTAACGGGTCGTGCTAACGCTAGGTCAGCCGAAGTTACTAGCGACCCGCAAACGATTTACGCAACACTGACAGACCGTCAGCAACAGTTGGTGTACTTCCGAGAGATCCGTCGAGAGATGCGATTTCGTTTCGAGAGCAACACGCTGGGCGGCAACTATCAAATGGGCCAGGTTATTGCGCACATCGAAGCGGCTACGGGTACGGTGCTTGGAGAGAATCCATGAGAACGCATCGAATCGTAGATCCTCGTGGGGTGGACTTGCAGTACTGGGCGGATACCCTGTGCTTGGACTTGGATGAATATGCGGTGATCCCGCAGCTGTACTCGGAATCCGAGTGGCAAAATTGGGCTGCTGGCTTGATAGGCATAAACGGCATTTCTCAGTTAAACCCCCCGTCTCCTTACCAGTTTGACGACTGGCAAGAGTGGGCATATCGTTTTTATCAAGTCTTAAATTAGGTGAACCATGGCTGGTTTTTACACTTACGGTGAAGTTCCTACTACGGACCCTGAAGGCGGGTCAGAGGAAGTTGAGCGTGGTTTTATTGCTCAGATGCTTGAAGAGCAAGAGGCTTCTCGTCAACGCCAAGCAGACCTTTTTGAGATGCAGCGCCGGCAGGAAGAAATTGCCGCTGCCAGAGCAGAGGAAGAAAGCCGTCGTGTTCTTGCCGAGCGGATCGCTGAGGAGCGCGCTCGTGAAGATATGATTAGACAGGCGGAGGCTGAGCAAGCCGCAGAATCTGCGAGAGCGGAGGCTGCGAGAGTGCAGGCTGCCCGCGAGGAGGCAGCGAGAGCCCAGGCTGCTAGTGAAGAAGCTGCGCGAGCCGAGGCTGCTAGAGCAGAAGCTGCCCGTGTCATAGCAGAGCGCGAAGCCGCTCGTGTTGCAGCGGAGCGGGAAGCCGCTCGCGTTGCTGCGGAAGAAAGCGCAAGGAAACAACCAGCCTCTGTTTCATCTCCTTTGAGCGATGCTGTTTCATCAGAAGACTCTCGAGTTCCATCTGGCGCTCTGAGTTACGCAGTTGTAATTGAAGAGCCTTCTGCTCAGAAGGAGCCGGTAACGCAGCCTGTCGCACCAGCCGAAATGAGTTGGATTGACAGGATGAAACTTTTTGGAGCGCAGCCCTCGCTTGTTCCTAACCTGACCCAGCCCGGCACTGGCGGTGCGGACATTGCTGCCGCAGATCGATACAAGAAAGAAAAGCAATCCGCTGTTAGCGACTATGAGCAAAAGATCAATTCTTTAAGAACGGCTAATCAACTTACGCCGGAAATTGAGAACGGTCTAAAAGAGAATCTGAAGCAGACGCTTGATTCTCTTTCTAGCCAAGAGTCGGTTTATCTTAACAGCCTGCCTCAGCGTCAGGTTCTTTCTGATCTGTTGAAGAGCAATCGGTTTGAAGAGGCTTACAAGTATGCCTCCGAAAACGGAATGCAAACTCTGTTGACGCAGACCAACGAGCTTAAAAACCTTAGAGGTGCTTTCACCAAGGAAGAGGCTCGTCAGTTTATTAACTCCATGCCGTCCGACTTTATGAAGGGCGCTTATGGTGATCGATACGAGTTTGATAAGGCTTGGAAGTTTGATCCGAAGGGAGCCGAGGAACGCGGCGCATTAGCGTTTGTAACCGGTTTTGACGAGTCTGGAAAAGCGATAACGTCAGACACTGGTTACCCGATGCTTGACCGAGTTCTTCAGGCTCAAGAGGTCAAGAAAGATCCTGGCATATTTAAGGACATCTTTAACGCTGCCGCGATTGCTGCTGCCATATTTGGCGGTGCGCAACTTGCCGGCGCGCTGGGTGGCGGTGCTGGAACTGGAGCGGGTGCGGGGGCTGGTGCTGGCACAGCAGCGGGTACAACCGCAGCAGGAGCTGGGGCAGGGGCAACTGCATTAACACCTGTAGTCACGACCGGAGTTTTACCCGGCTCAGCAGCAGCCACTGTTGGAGGTGGACTACAAACATTTGTTGTTCCTGCTGCGGCGGGAGGTGCAGGTGCTGGTACTGCCGCTGCTGTTGGCGCTGGTGCAGCGGGTGCTGCTGGCGCTTTAGGCGGTGGTGGCGGAAGTCCTGCGGCAACGACTCCGCAAGCTACTGCTCCAGAGCCTTCTCCCCTTGATGAAGTTGTAGTTTCCACGAAGCCTAGCGTTGCAACAACTCCTGCTGCTCCGCTTGCTACGACCGCACCTGCGGTTGCAGAAACCATTGTGGAAAAGGCAGCGCCGCAACCTGAGCCAGAGCCTCAGCCGGAACCGGAGGCTGAGCCGCAGCCCGAAGAAGAGCCTTTTGTTGAGGCACCTGTAAAAGAAGGGCTTCCTCAAATTGAAGTAACGGCTCCAGCTACTACAAGCTCTCCGCTCGTTGTCCCTCCTGTTGTTGTTCCGACAACAACTCCGGTTGATCTGCCAAAGAGTCCTTTGGAAACTGCTGAGCCTGCTCCGGAGACTGAGCCTGAAGAAGAGCCTTTTGTTGAAGCGCCAGTGAAAGAAGGGCTACCTGAAATTGAAGTAACGACTTCGCCACCGGTAAAGCCAGATCTTATTATTCCTCCTGTTGTTGTTCCAACAACGACTCCGGTTGATATGC